GGTGCTGCGCCTGAACCTGCCCTTTGTGCCGGGGGATGCGAATCTGAGTGCCCAGACCGCCCGCCGCCTGTTGGAACTGCAGGCCTGGGTGGCGGAGCAGAGCGCGGCCGGCTTGGCCCCGCGGCTTGGCAACGCTGCCCCCGTACAGGAGACCCTGACCGCCGGGGCCGCCCGGCTGGAACAGGCCAACGATGAGGGTAGCGCAGTTTACACCGTTACACTGACGGCACACTATACGATGAAATGGAGTGATACATTTGAAGATTGAGCGCAAATATATGGCGCACTTTTTGAACGCGGCGTTTGGTTCCGGTACCGCCAGCTATTGCCGCTTGGGCAACGACCTGGAAGAATATTCCCCGGAACTTTCCGCCAATGTGGAAAAGAAAAATAATATCCTGGGCCAGACTTCGGTCACGATCGACAGCTACCAGAAACAGGGCGAAGTGGCACCCTATTATGCCGAGAAAAACGACCCGCTGTTTGAAAAACTGCAGGCCATTATCGACGGTGACCTGACGCTGGATGACCTGAAAACCGACATTGTGGAGGTTAAGCTCTGGGGCGAAGCATCCGCCAACGCCTACCCGGCCATCAAGGAGGAATGCTACATTGAGATCGTCAGCTATGGCGGCGATACCACTGGCTACCAGATCCCCTTTAATGTGCATTATACCGGCGTAAAAACCAAGGGTACCTTCAACATTAGCACCAAAACCTTTACGGCGGCGTAAGGCAGAACAGGAGGATGGATGATTTTACACAATGGGGATGTTTTGTTTGGCTGGCCGCTGCAAAGCCATGTGATTACCGCTGGGTGGTTTTATAATGACGGCAGCCTGCACCGGGCGCTGGATTTCCGCGCAGTGGTGGGCACGCCGGTATACGCCGCGGCAGACGGTACGGTGGAAACCGCATACCGCTGGAATGGCCGCCGCACCCAGGGGGATACCAACAGCTATGGCAATATGCTCAAGCTGCGCCATGCGGATTACCGCGGCGGCCGGCTGGAGACGCTGTACGCCCATTTGAGCAAACTCTGCGTGGCCCAGGGGGAGACGGTATACGAGGGCCAGCTGATCGGCTACAGCGGGGATACCGGCAACTGCTACGGCGCACACCTGCATTTTGAGGTGCGGTACAAAAACCGCCGGGTCCACCCGCTGAACTGGCTGGATGCAGATTTTGCGGCGGCATCTACCGCGGTGCGGCTGGGCGGCTACCAGAGCGTTGCCCGCCCGGCAGCGGAAAAAACACAGCCGGCCCAAATGCAGACGGTAACGGTGGGGCCGATTTCCAACGGGGACGCTGCCCGGCTGTATGCCCTGTGCGGGGACCTTGGCCTGGTGGAATCGGGGCTGTACCACGCCGCCTATACGGAGGTGTGAGCAGGATGGAAGCAATTCTGGTGGCGCTGATCACCGGCGGGCTGAGCCTGCTGGGGGTGGTTATCACCAACATGATGGCTGCCCGCCGCGCGGAACAGCGGATGGTAACGGCCCAGGCGGTCACGGATGCCCGCTTGGAGGAGCTGACCCGCGAAGTGCGCGCCCACAACAACTTTGCCCAGCGGGTGCCGGTGCTGGAAGAACAGCTGCGTGTGGCAAACCACCGCCTGAGCAACCTGGAAAAGGCGCATACCCCCGCAGGCCGGGCCATAAGTTAAAAGAAAAGCATAAAAAAGCATAAAATAAAAAGGAGGAGACCATGGATCTGACAACTTTTGGTATGGCAGGGGTGGCGGCGATTACGGTTATCTGCTACCTGGCGGCAACAGCGGTCAAACAAACGCCGCTTGCCAATAAATGGTTGCCCACCATCTGCGGCACGCTGGGCGGTGTGCTGGGGGTGCTGGCCTGGTGCGGAAGTGTGCCGGATTTCCCGGCAGGCGACCCATTGACAGCGCTGGCCGTGGGCATTGTTTCAGGCCTCGCGGCAACCGGTACCAACCAGCTGATCCGCCAGCTGAAACAGCCGGAATAAAATAATAGGGGAAGTTACCCTATAAATAGTTGAAAATCCCGCCGG